AGCTATGGTTGCGGACCAGTACGCAAGGCAAAACTTACTGCAACAGACTTTGTGGGATGTGCAAAATATGTTCACATCATCCGGTATCGAAATCGTTGAAGGTTGAGGCCGCCCAACGCCAGAACTCAGCGGGCCCGGCTCAGGACCAGCCGGAACGCCGCGCACGTTTACCGGGTCCGATGGAGGGATTGGTTAACTGTTATGACTGACGCCGACATAAAAACTGAAACGTCTGACTCTCTGGCCGACCTCAGAATGAGAATTGTGGCAGAGTTGGCCAGACGAACAAAAGAACCGACCCAAAGATGTTGGGTTGTCCGCCTCAGTGGTTGTGAGAGCGGTGCGACGTTTTTTAAAAAATATGAAGAGGCTAAGACGGAATTTATTGATGAGGTCGATTTTACCGTGCGGGACACAGGAAATAAATATTCGTTAGAACCGCTCGAGATACCCACCTCTGATTATAATTCTAGGCCAGATCGTTGGTACAGTTAACGTGGCTGGTCACTTGCCAGCCGACAAACTTGAATAACAAAAACCGCCGCTCCAACCTGGTCAAGTGCAGTAGCTTTGTTGGGCGGCCTACCGAGGAGGAGATAAATGCAAACCGTAACGAGGAATCAGGTGTTGATGATGGCGGCTACAATATTTGCTGGGGTTGTGGCGAACCCTTGTATGGCAGCTATGGTTGCGGACCAGTACGCAAGGCAAAACTTACTGCAACAGACTTTGTGGGATGTGCAAAATATGTTCACATCATCCGGTATCGAAATCGTTGAAGGTTGAGGCCGCCCAACCACCGTTATAAAGCCACCACGGCGGTCTAACCCACCAGCCGCCGAGGGCACAACCACCCCGCAAACCTTAACCGGGAGGGCAAAACCATGAATCAGCCAGCACAGCAAACACCGCCGCAATCAACGCCCGACAATAACCCCCCCCGGCTCAAGGACCAGGTCCACGCCGTCTGCCGTCGTCGCTATCTTTCCCTGCGCACTGAAAAGTCCTACTGGCACTGGATTGTCGCGTTCTGCCGCCACTACCAGAATCAAGTCCACCCACGCGACATGGGCGACCAGGAGGTCACCGACTACCTTACCCATCTGGCCGTCAAGCGCGGGGTGGCGGCGGCTACGCAAAACCAGGCATTCAACGCCTTGCTCTTCCTCTACCGCGACGTGCTGGAAAAACCCCTCGGCAACGTCGACGCCATGCGGGCCAAGCGCACCCGGCGTCTGCCGGTGGTCCTCTCCCGGGATGAGGTCAAGCGGCTGCTCGGCAAGATGACCGCCGTCCACTGGCTGATCGCGTCGCTCCTGTACGGCTCCGGCCTGCGGCTCATGGAGGCCATGCGCCTGCGGGTGCAGGATGTGGATTTCGACCGCCGGCAGATCATCGTCCGCATGGGCAAGGGCAACAAGGACCGCGTCGTCCCCCTGCCCAGCGCCATCGTCGGCGAGCTGCAGCGCCACCTTGCCGCGGTCGAACGGCTTCACCAGCAGGACCGGGCCGACAAGATTCCCTGCTCCATGGAGCCGTCCCTGGCCCGCAAGTTCCAGCTTGCCCCTTACTCCTGGGGATGGTTCTATGTTTTCCCGGCTCGGCAGCGGGCCATCGACCCGATCTCCGGCAAGCTCAAACGCCACCACCTGCACGAGACCGCGATCCAGAAGGCGGTGCACGAGGCTGCCCGGGCGGCCAAACTCACCAAGCGCTGCGGCTGCCACACCCTGCGCCACAGTTTCGCCACCCACCTGCTGGAGGCTGGCCGGGATATTCGGACCATCCAGGAGATGCTGGGCCACAAGGATCTCAACACCACCATGATCTACACCCATGTGATGAGCCGGGAGGCCATTGTCAGCCCGTTGGATATGGTGATCGGCGCATGATCCCCCACGCCGCCCCGCGCCAGATAACCATCACCACCCCCCCTCCCTGGATCACGCCGGAGATCGCCGCCCGTCTTTCCTCCGGTCATGAGTTCCGCTTCTCCAAACCGGAGCGCAAGGTCTGGCGCAAAAAGAAGCTGATCCCCGCTTCCGACTGGGCCGAGCGCAACTTTATCCTCACCGACGGCCCCCTCAAGGGTAGCCGCTGGCGGCGGGAGATGGCGCCCTGGTCGGCCGGGATGATGGACGCCTCGTTTTTCCCGTCGGTGCGGCGGAACATAAACTGCAAATCGGTCCAGTCGGCCGGCTCCACCTACATCAGCGCCTGCCTCTGCTACGCCGCCGACCGCCGCCCCGGCGACACCATGATCATCATGCCCAGCCAGGCAGCGGCCCGCAAAAGGATCCAGGACCGGTTGATCCCGATGATCGAGCAAAGCCCGGTCCTGGCCGACCTGCTCACCGGCAAGGAAGACGACAAGGCCTCCTGCCGGGTCAAGCTGACTCATATGCTGATCTACGCCGGATGGGCAGGCTCCCCAACATCCCTTGGCGACACCCCGGCAAAGTATGTCATCAAGGACGAAGCCGACAAATGGACCGAATCGGATACCGCAAACAACGAAGCCAGCAGCCATAAATTGGCGGACAAGCGGGTGACGACGTTCGAGAATTCTTACAAAATGTGGGACAACTCGACCCCCACCGTCGAGTCCGGCCACATCTGGCAGGCCCTCCTCACCGAGACCCAGATCATCAGCTCGTTTTGGGTCCGCTGCCCGGACTGCGCTACCTACCAGGTCATGATCTCCCGGCAAATCGTCTGGGAAGGAGGCACCGAGGCCAACCCGGTCAAGGTCGAGGCCGAGCGCCTGGCCGGTTACACCTGCCACAATTGCGGCTCCACCTGGGATGATCACCGCCGCAATCTCGCCGCCCAGGCCGGGGAGTGGAGAGCCCTGCCCACCGAAGGCTGGGCCGACCGCCTCGAAAAACTCAAATCAGGCGATCACACCGCCTTTGACGGCGCCATTGAACTTTTTGAATACCTCCGCAGCCACCGCCCGGAAACCATCGGTTTCCACACCCCGGCCTGGTTTTCCCGCTATGTCAGCCTCAGCAAATGCGCCGCTGCGATCATCCGGGCCGCAACCTTGGGCCTCGATGAGGTCAAGGATCTGGCCAACAACTTTGCCGCCGAGCCCTGGCGTCAGGTGATCCAGCAGACCGCCGAGTCTGATATCCTCATGGCCCGCTGCGCCCTGCCCCCGCAAACCGTTCCTGCCCAGGCCGTGGCCCTGGTCTGTTTCATCGACATGCAAAAACATGGTTTCTGGTTCTGCGTCCGGGCCTTTGCCCGCGATTTCACCTCCTGGAACATCCACCACGGCCAGCTGCCGGACTGGGCCGAGCTGGAGGCCCTGCTCTTCGAGACCAGCTACCCGGTGCAGGACTCAGGCCGGACGATGCGGATCTGGCGGGCCGGGCTGGACACCGGCGGCGGCAAGGACAAGGATGCCGATATCAGCCGCACCGAGGAGGCCTATTTCTGGCTGCGGAAAAACGGCCAGGGGAGAGGCTGCCGGGTATGGGGCACCAAGGGCTCCAGCACCAGGATTGCCGGGGGCCGCTTGCGGGTGGGCAAGCCCCTGGACAAAACCCCCAGCGGCAAGCCGTTGCCCGGCGGCCTGCAGCTCATCTTCCTCGACACCGACCAGCTCAAAGATGCTTTTCACTACCGGTTAGGCCAGACCCTCACCGGCGGCCCCCAGGCGGCCTGGCTGCACAGCGAAAGCGGCAAAGACTACGCCCGGCAGATCGCCGCCGAGAAAAAACAGAAAAACCGGCAGGGGGTTGATGAGTGGATCAAAACCAGCAAAGACAACCACTATCTCGACTGCGAGGTGGGGTGCCTGGCCCTGGCTGATCCGGAGTGGCCGGGCGGCGGGGTGAATTTGCTGCTGCCGCCGGCGCCGCCCCGGACCCCGGAGAAAAAAAGAGAAGAAGACGGTTTTTCCATCGGCAAATTCAACAGACCGGAGTGGCTAAACAGATGAGCAACCATGTCGCCGCAAAAACCCGTCGTGTATTCACCACCAAGGACGAGATTAAGGACTATCTCAATATCTCCGACATTTTGTTCAAAAAGTTCATCAAATCCGGCATGCCTGCCCTTTTTATCGATGGCCGCTGGTACGCGCACGCCGACAACATCGACGGCTGGTTCCGCGCCACCACCATGGTCAGCCACAGAGGGATGGATCCGGAAGAATTGGCCTCAAAATAGCCCCCAAAACTTCATCTTAAAAAACCTGTCAAGACCTTTTCACCCCTCGTTTACCCCCAGAACACCCCCCGTTTACCCCCCGTTTCCAATATTTGCCAAAAACCCACGGTATAGTGTGCTCAACAAAAAAGCACCACTACCAACGGGGCAGCAATGGCAATCAAAACCACCCTAGCGCAACTTGAGGAAGTCCAGGCCGCGATCAGCAAGGTCATGGGCGGCCAGGATGTGGTCATTGCCGGAAACCGGATGACCCGCGCCAACCTCAAGGAGTTGACCGAACGCGAGACCCTGCTCCTCGCCCGCTACAAGTCCGAGCAGGGCACCGGAGGCATCCATTTCTCCACCGGCCTGATGAGGCGCGACTGATGCAGGGTGCTGCCAGCCAAAGTGAGATCTTCGCCACTGCGATGAATATCATCTCTTCTTCCCTGGGTCAGCCCATGGCGGCACAGCGTGCCCCCAGTGCCCCCATATTGTACGGCGCTAACAACCAGCCCCTTGCTCCCTCCATGCCGCAGTACGGCATCCAGCGTACCGCCGCCAAGCGCAGCGGCTCCATGAAAAAGTGGATTCCGCGCCGGGTGATCGGCCAGCAGCAGGAGGCCATCGAGCGCGAGGCCATGGTCGATCGCTCCACCGACCTGGTCAACAACGATCCCCATGCCGCCGGGGTGGTGGATCTTTTCGCCACCACCGTCATCGGCCCCGGCCTCACCCCCCATTACAGCCTCGACCCGGAAGACCTCGGCCTCGATCAGGAGCAGGTCCGCATCGTCCAGCGGCAGATGCGCAACAATCTCCGCACCTGGTCCGGTTTCGCCGACGCTGGCGGCCGACTTACCTTCGGCGGTATCCAGCACCTGATCAAGCGTAACCTTTTCCAGTACGGCGAATATCTCGTTTTGCTGCCGATGCTTGCCGACACTGCCCGGCCCTTCTCTCTGGCCTGCCAGGTGCTCCACCCCCTCCGGCTCAAGACCCCGAGCGATTTCCTCAACCGCCCCGACATCCGCGACGGGGTCGAGCTGGGCGAGTACGGCGAGGCCAAGGCCTACTGGATCAAAAAAACCGATGGCAGTCGGGGCCGGATGCTCAACGACACCTCCGCCAATTTCCTTCGTATCGAGGCCAAACAAGGCCACCGCTGGCGGGTGCTCCACGGTTTCATCCAAAAAGAGGCCGAGCAGGTCCGGGGAGTCCCGGAGTTCGCCCCCGGGATGAAGATGTTTCGCGACCTAAACGACTACCTCGACGCCGAGCTGGTTTCCAATATCGTCACCGCGGCCTTTTCGATGTTTGTCGAAACCACCGGCGACCAGTACAACCTGGCCAACAACCTGGCGACCTTCAGCGAAACCAGCACCGTCAACGGCCAGACCAAAACCGACCGCTACCAGGAGATGCAGCCCGGTCAGATCATGTACGGCGGGCCCGGAGAAAAGCCGCACCCCATCTCCGCCGCCCGTCCAGGAGCCACCTTTGAGCCCTTCACCAAGGTGATCAAAAAGGCGATCGCCGTCTCCTGCAATATCCCCTACCCGGTTTTGTGGCGGGATGTCGAAGGGGTCAGCTTTGCCGGGTTCCGCTCGGCCATGCTCGAAGCCTGGCGGGTCTTTTCCTGCCACCGGCAATGGATGGGCAGCGGCTTCTGTCAGCCGGTCAACACCATGCTCCAGGAGGAGGCCTTTCTCCGGGGCAAGCTCGACATCCCCGATTTTTATGAGCGGATGTGGGATCTCACCGCCGCCGAGTGGGTAGGCCCCCCCAAGGGCGATATCGAGCCGATCAAGGCGGTCCAGGCCGACCTGATGGCGATCAACGGCAATCTCAAAACCAGGCAACAGGCCATCGCCGAGCGCGGCGGCGACTACCGCCGGGTCTTTGACGATCTGGCGGTGGAAAAAGGGATCCTCAAGGAAAAAGACCTCTACGACGACCCGGCCAAAGCGCCGCCCCGCGCTGCAGCCGCCGATAAACCGGAAGACGAAGAGGGCGCCGCCATCCTGGCCCGCCTCGATGAGGTGGTGTCAATGATCGAGGAGCAACGCGAATGAATAATTACGAGAAGAAAAACGCCCAGCGAGTCATGGCCCAGGTCTACGGCCAGCCCTGGCTGATCACCGAAGACGGCCTCTCGCAGATCGCCGCCATTGCCGACCGCCAGGGCGACATCGAAGCAGTCATGGTCAAGCGCGGCGAGAAACCGGACAACACCAGCCGGATCACCATGCGGGACAACGTCGCGGTTTTGGCAATCAGGGGGCCGATCTTCCGCTATGCCAACATGTTCACCGAAATTTCCGGCGCCAGCTCCATCGCCGCCCTGGCGGCGGACTTCCGCACTGTCCTGGATGATCCGGCCGTCAAGGCGATCATCCTCAATGTCGATTCCCCCGGCGGCCAGGTGAGCGGGGTAAACGAATTCGCCCAGCAGATCTACGACGCCAGGGGCAACAAGCCGATTGCCGCCTATGTCGGCAACCTCTCGGCCTCCGCCGGGTACTGGCTGGCTTCGGCGGCAAGCACAATGGTGATCGACCCCACCGCCATGCTCGGTTCCCTCGGCGTGGTGATCGGCACCCGCAAGCCGGAAGACGGCTCCATGGAAATCGTCTCCAGCCGCGCCCCGAAAAAACGGCTTGACCCCACCACCGCCGCCGGTCAGGCCGAAATTCTGACCCGCGCCGACGATATCGAAGCGGTTTTCTTTGCCATGGCCGCCCGCAACCGTGGGGTAGGCGTCAACATCATCGAGGCCGATTTCGGCCAGGGTGGCATCTTGGTCGGAGAAAAGGCCGTGGCCGCTGGCATGGCCGACCGCCTCGGCAGCCTGGAAGGTCTGATCGAAGAACTGAACGCACAAGTAAATCCCCCACGGCCGGCCTGGCCGATGAGGTCAACCGCCGCCGTTGCGGCACACACAAAAGGAGTTCCGGATATGAACCTCGAAGAATTGAAGGCGAAGTATCCCGAGGCCAGCCAGGCGATTTTCGACGAAGGCCAGGCCGCGGGGAAAGCAAAAGCAGTTGAGGAAGGCGGCAAACTCTCCGCCGAGGCCATTACCGACGAAACCACCCGAGTCCTTGGCCTAGCTGCCGTCCAGTTCGGGCCGGAGCAGGGCGAGGCCTTCGCGGCCATCGTCACCACCGGGGTCACCGTGGATCAGCTCAAGGCGATCCGTGGCGCTACCCCCACCCCGGCTGCAGCTTCCTCCACCCAGGCGGACATGCTGGCCGCGATTACCGCCGCCGGCGCACCCAACCCTGGGGCCGGAGGCGACCAACGCCCAGGCGCCAAGGATTTTGACGCCCTGGTCGCCGAGCATCAGGCCGCCCATAAAAGCAGCAAAACGGCGGCCATGCAGGCAGCCATGCGGCAGGATCCCGCCGCCCATAAATCCTGGCTGGCAAAACAGCAGGTCCATTGATCGAGCGATAGCCGCCAGCACTCGGAACGCAGCCCTCTGCACTCAGAACTAAAAAAAAGGAGCACACCATGCCATACAACGAAGGCCCTAAAACTTTCAAAGCCGGGACCGCCCTGCTTGCCCGCCGCCGGGTGAAGATCGAGAGCGGCACCACCACCACCCCTCCCGAGGTCGTCTATGCCGGCGCCGGTGAGGATTTTATCGGCGTCACCGAATACGCCGTGGCCGACGGCGCCGATGTGGCAGTCAAACTCAACAACCAGCCCGGCACATTCGAAATCGAGTGCCTGGTTGACTCAGCCATTGCACGGGGCACCGTCCTCTACGGCGGGGCCAACGGGGTGGTAACCGACGCCTCCTCCGGCACCGCCCATGGTCTCGCCCTCGAAGTCGGGGCCGATGGCTCCCATATCGAGGTCGCGCTCTGGAATGTCAAGTCCACCACCGCCGCCACCGTCTCCGTGGCGGATACCGCCGAGCACACCGACCAGACCACGGTCGAGGCGGCCATCGCCGAGATCTACGCCAATATGTTCACCGCCCAGGCCACCCTCCCGGTGCCCCTGGCTGGCATCACCCTGGAAGACGGCACCGCCCTGACCAAGCAGGCCACTACCGCCACCGGCATCGCCCAGCTTGCCAATAAAGAGCAGGTGATCATGGTTCCGGTCAGCGGCGCCGAACTGGCCCTGGGCTTTTCCCTCCCTGTCCCCCAGGATCTGGACGACACGGCCGACATCACCGTGCATGCCTTGGTCGGCAAGGATGCAGCCAACGACGCCCTCACCCTGGACTGCGAAGTTTTCCCGGTCGGGGTAGGCGATCTGGCCAATGCCGATATTCAGGATACCGCTGCCCAGGCCATTGTCGCCACCGGCACCGAGCTGGTCTTCACCTGCGGCGCGGATGGAGTCCTGGCCGCCCCCGGCGCCCTCTCCGTGGTCCTGACGGTAGGTGGCACCAACGACGGCGACGCGGTCTACCTCTACGGAGCCTGGATCGAATACAAGCGGAAGCTGTTGACCGCATAACCCTGGGATTGCCGCTGATTCAGCGCCCCCCATTATTTTGACTTAAAAGGAGCACATCATGCCTCAACCAGCCGCAGGAACTGCGACCTACCGCCCCGACCTGGGCACCGCCGTCATGGAGTATGTCGAAGACGCTACCATGGCCAATATCGGCCTTGAGCTGATGCCCCTCTTCCCGGTTGCTTTGCAGTCGGCCAGCTATCCCGTTGTCCCCAAGGAGGCGCTGCTCAAGCTGCCCGATGTCTCCCGCACCACGCGGGGCAAGTACAACCGCGGTGATTTTGAATACGAAGACGGCTATTTCGCCACCAAGGAAAAAGGCTGGGAAGAGCCGGTGGACGACTCCGAGCGCTCGTTGCTCGAAGTCAAGGCACCGGGTATTGCTGATTATATCGCCACCGAGCGGGCCTGGGGTCACATCATGCGGAACCAGGAAAAGCGGATCGCTAATACCCTGTTCAATGAGAACAACTTCACCGGCCACGCGGTAGGAACCGAGTGGAATACCCTCGGCACCGCCACCCCGATTGATGATGTCGGCGATGGGATCTCTGCCTTCCGCCTCCAGTGCGGGATGCTGCCGGATGTGCTGGTGATATCCTACGAAACATTCCGCAACCTGAAAAACGTCGATCAGATAGTGGACCGGCTCAAGTACACCTACCCTGGTATCGACATCAACAAGATGAACAGCCAGCAACTCGCTGCTATCTTCGACGTACCAAGGGTTTTGGTTGGCGGCGCGGTTTACGATTCCGCAGGCAAGGGGCTCGACGCATCCATTGCCGGTATCTGGGACAAGGAGTATGCCGCCCTGGTCAAGATTAGCAGCGGCAGAGATCTGACCAAGCCAGGACTGGGCCGATCCTTCCTTTGGACAGAGGACAGCGCCCAGAACCCGATTGTTGAACAGTACCGCGAGGAACAGACCCGCAGCGACATCTTCCGGGTTCGCCACCATGTGGACGAGGCCCTGATGCAGTCCAAGGACGACTCCGGCACCGTGGTCAGCAACATCGCCGCGGCCTGCGTCTACCTGTTCAAGAACATCCACACCTGATCCGGATGATTGCCCGGCGGGTATTTCCTGCCGGGCAATCAGGCCAAGGAGTAAGCCGTGAGCAAAAAAAATAAAACAGAACCGGACGAGCAGACCGACGCCTTGCTGGCCTCGGTTGCCGAACTGTCCGGGGTAATCCGCAGCAAGGACGAGGCCCCGGCCGTGTTGCAGGGTCAGGTTGACAGCCAGGCGGTGATGCTGGCCGAGGCCGAGGAGCTTCTCGCCCAGTCTGCGGCCTTGGTCCAGGAAATTCCGGAGCTGCCGATCTGCCCGCCCATCGCTTCCCCTGGCCGGGAGATGGGCCTCGATGAGGCCATCCAGGTCCTGAAGGATAACGGCTTCAAGATCCTCACCGAAGTCAAGATCGAGGATTGCAAAGACGAATCCGGCCAGCGCCGCCGCAGCTTCCGCAACCAGGGCCGTTACGAGGTTGCCCTGGTGCTGAACAAGGGCTGAAAAATGAGCTTGTGGGACGACATGGGTGATGCGATGACCGATCTTTTTGGCGAAGCTGGCGAACCAGCCACCTGGAACGGCATCCCCATCACCGCCCTGCCCGGCCAAGCCTCCGAAACCACCCTCGGCTCCCCTGGCGCGGTGGTCCCCACCCTGGTGATCCAGGTGCGGGAGGCCGAACTCGGGGCCAGGCCAAAGGCGGGAGCGGTGGTGGTGTACCAGGATAAAACCTGGTCCGCCACCCCGTTTCCCACCGCCTCGGCGGGGATCTGGACGGTGGGGCTCAATCAGGAAATTATCAGTTTGTAGGGAGGGGACGTGGCGATTCAGATTTATTTCGATCAAACTTCGGTAAACGCTGCCAAGTCCGCCCTTGACGGGATCAAGGGCGGGCTGCCCCGTGCCACGGCCAGGGCGCTCAACGACACCTTTACCGGGGTGCGCACCGACATGGTGGCCCTGATCCGCGACAAGTACAACCACAAGGCCACTGATTTGCGGGCGCGGATCTCCATCGTCAAGGCCAGCGCCAACTCCCTGGCCGGGCTTGTGCAGTCCAAAGGCCGCGCTTACCACCTCACCGACGTTGCCACCACGACCCAGACTAAAAAAGGGGTCACGGTCAACGTCAAAAAAAGTACCGGCCGCCAGCTGATCCCATCGGCCTTCATCAATGTGGGTAAGAAAAGCGGTAAAAAAATCGTTTTCCGGCGTGTCGAACATGGCGGCAAGATGGTTGGCCGTTACCCCATCGAGGCCAAATACGCCCCGCATCCGGAGATCATCTACAACACCCCGGAAAACTGGCTGGATCTCCAAGGCAAGGCAAAGGTCCGCCTCGACAAAAACTTCGCCCATGAAGTGGACGCCATCCTCAAGGGCTACGCCAAATGAGCAAGACGGTGCGCCAGCAGATCATCGAGGGGTTTGCCGCTCATTTTGCCGCTTACGGATGGCAAAGCGCATCGTTTGCGGCGGTGTACGTCGGGAGGATCGTTTTCGATCCCGACACCGACCCGCTGCCACTGATCACCATCTTGCCCAGGCCGGACGAAACGGCGTCCACCCTCTATGGCACGGACAGCAACACCATGCCGATGGATGTCACTGCCGTGCTCCGTCTGGAAGCTCCGGACGGAGTGGCCCTTACCGCCACCGATCTGGGAGAGCCGGTCAAGGGCGAGCTGCAGGCGGCGGCGTTTGCCATCCCCACCGCTCTGGCCGACCTGGTGGAGCGGATAGAATACCGGGGCGGCGGGATTGACGATTATCCCGACACCCTCGGGCAAAGCACCTTCACCGTCAGCCTGTCGCTGGCGGTGGTGTACGAAACCAAAAAAGGCGACCCGTATAGTCAGTGAAAAGAGACCGAAGGCTGAAGACCGAAGACTAAAAGGAAAAACACTTCAGCCTTCAAAAAATAGACCGAAGGCCGAAGACTGAAGGCCGAGGGAATTTTAAACCTTCAGCCTTCAGTCTTCAGCCTTCAACCTTCAAAAAAAGGAGAATCACCATGGGTAAAACCAACAGCGCGGACCAGGCCATGGTCCAGTACGAATCCGGCCAGACCTTGGTGCCGATGCAGGCAATGACCGACTCCGGCGACCACACCACCTTTTCCATCGCCGCCAAGCCCTGGTCCGGCAAAGCCGGCAAGGAGCCGGTGATCAGACCAGACGGCCTGGCCACCGGCGGGGCGATCACCCCAACCGCCCTGACCAACGACACGGTCACCGTCGCCGCCCTCACCTGCTACCTGGCCGGGGTATTAACCTCCGTTGCCTCCGATGATCTGCTGGTTGATCGGGCCGTCACCACCGATACCCATATCATTAACTCGATTATTGTTGATGCTGCCGGACTCCTGGACGTTGTCCCAGGCACCGATTACACGGCGTTTTCCGAGACTCGCGGCGCTGACGGCGGACCTCCCTTGATCCCGGTCGGCGCCATCGAGATCGGTCAGGTCCGTCTGGGCTCACTCACTCCAGCGGTTGTAGCTGCCTCCGAGATCTACCAGGTGCCGGGCAGCCATCAGGAGCGCTACGATTTCCCGATCTTCAATGAGGATTCCGGCCGGGGCACCATCACCTTTGCCGCCACCCTGCCCGTCATCCATACCGGCACCGTGGCCAAGGCCGTCTCAGCCGAGGTCTACACCCCGATTTTCGCCACCATCGACCCTACCTCCGATTTCGTTCCTCCGGAGACCACCCACAGTCAGAGTTCGACCCAGGTGTATGGCGGCACCATCGGCGCCAGCTCCAGCTCCCTGACCCAGGGCAGCTTCACCGCCTATCTCAAGGACGGCATCACCGACCAGGTTGTCAAAGTCAAAAACGAAACCCTCTGGTTCCGCATGTACCCGCACCGGCTCAAGGCCCCGTACCTGCTCTGTCAGGGCAAGCTCGGCATCGGCAGGACATTCCCGGCCGGAAACTCCCTGCAGGCGGCCTGCACCATCTCCGCTGACGCACCGGCCATCGAGGTGGAGGCGTAAAAGAAAAGTGCGAAGTGCTGAGTGCTGAGTAAAAGAAAAGTGCCTCGTACTCGGCACTCAGCACTCGGAACTCAGCACTAAAAGAAAAGCACTCGAAAATCAGCACAAAAAAAAAGGCCAACCCCATGCCGTTTGATCAGCAGAAATTCAGCAACACCAAATTCTCCCCGCGCACCGACACGGTCCAGGTTCCGGCCCTGGCAGATTTTTTCCCGGAAGGCGAAAAACCGGAGATCACCATCCGCGGCCTCACCGGCGAGGAGTTTGCCAGGGTCCGCGAGGCCCAGGAAAAAAATCGCAACATCGTCGCGGTGCTCGAGGCCCTGGCCGGGGCCGGAGCTGAGGAAAAGATCCAGGCCATCCGGGAAACCCTCGGCTTGGATTCGGACCACGTTCCGGACGATCTGTCCCGCCGGATCGAGCAGCTTGCCCTGGGCAGCGTCGATCCGGTTTTGGATGTGCAAGCGGCGGCCAAGATTTTCCGGGTCTGGCCGGTGGTAGGTTACGACCTCACCAACCGGATCACAGTGCTGTCCGGCCAGGGGATGCTGCCGGGGGAGTAGATCGCCTCTGGGGTGATCCGGCGGTCCGGACTGCCCTCCACCTCGGCCACGCCAGGGGCAAGATGTTGTACGAGCTGCGGCCTGATCTGTTTCCCCAGGGGTATCTGACCCCGGCGGAGACGGAGTTGTGGGCGAGGTTTTTTGCCGAAATTAAGAAAAAATAAGGGGTGGGCGGGATGGATATACTGAAAGACATAAACTTTGTCCAGGTCATCATCACCGCCCTGCTGGCCTATGTGGCCTGGACGTTTCGCATGGCCCTGCACGACTTCCGGCAAAGCATCAAAGATCTGTACGAAAAATATAATCACGCGGAAACCAGACTCACGCGGGTTGAAACCATCCACACGATAAAAGGCTGCGACACTATTAAAGATAGGAGGACATCGTGATCCAGATCACCATCGATCCGAACCGCTGCGTCACCTGCGGCAACTGCGAGGCCCACCTCCCCGGCCTGACCGACCACATCCCCAATGGCCGGTTGCTGATCTCAGAGAGCAACCCCAATGTGGACGGGGACGCGATCCAGCGGGCCATTAATTGCTGCCCGCTGGAGGCTTTGAAACTGGAGGCGGTGGCGTGAGGTTACTGACTGACTGGCGCTGCATTGTCCGCCGTGCTTGGTCTTTCCGCCTGATGGCGGCGGCCTGCCTGCTCTCCGGCATCGAGGTTGCTCTGCCGATGTTTGCCTCCTCGTTCCACCGCGGGTCGTTTGCTGTGTTGAGCCTGATCACCACCGGCCTCGCCCTGGCCGCCCGCCTGATTGCCCAAAAGGAGCTGCACGCCGATGAATAAGCCATCCCGCACCACGATCGCCAGCCTCGCCCTGGCCGCCTCGACCCTGGTCGGTATTGCCTCCTACGAGGGGTACAGCGACCGGGCTATTATCCCGATCCCCGGCGACGTGCCGACCATCGGTTTCGGCACCACTACCGGGGTTAAGCCGGGCGACACCATCACCCCGCAGCGGGCGCTGGTCCACCTGCTCGACGATGCCGGAAAATCGGAAAAAGCGGTAAAGGGCTGCGTCACCGCGCCGCTCTACCCCTACGAGTTCGCCGCTTTCGTCAGTCTCGCCTACAACATCGGCGGGACGGCGTTTTGCGCATCGACACTGGTCAAGAAGGCCAACGCCGAGGACTATGCCGGTGCCTGCAAGGAGATCCTGCGCTGGGACCGCGCCCAGGGTCGGCAGGTTCGCGGCCTGACCATTCGGCGGCAGGCGGAATACCAGCAGTGCATGGGAGGGGAAATCAATGCCACTCTGGGCCATTAAAGCATGCGCGAGCCTGGCGCTGGCCGCCGCTCTGCTCATCGGCTACAACCTCTGGGCCAGCCACCAGCAGGGCATCGGCGAAGAGCGGGCCACCGATAAATACAACACGTTGATAGCCACTCAGAAAGTCGAAGCAGCCGACCTGCTGGCAAAAGAAACCGCCCGCGTGACGGCCACGGAAAAGGCTTTGCAAGCCTCAAAAAACAATCAGGAGATCCAGGATGCAAAAAATACCAAAGTCGTGGCCGGTCTCACTACTCGCCTGCGTGATCTTACTGTCAATGGCCGCCTGCGCGACCCCCATGCAGGACGTGGGCCGAGTGGTAACGCCGGCCCCGGTAACGCTACCTCCGGTCCCGGCGATTGTCCAGACCACGGAGCCGAAGCCCCCGGGGTACTTTCAGCGGAGCTTAGCGGATTACTTCAGCGTCTTGCCTTAGAGGCGGATGAAATCAATGTGGCCTATACCTCCTGCCGGGCGGATGCGGAATCGGTGAGGAAATTATAATGGCAAACGCAGACCTTGAGCGCATCATAAAAATAGTCTTTGCCGGAGACGACAAGCAGGCGGTCGATTCCATCAATCGGGTCACCTCCGGTCTCTCCACCATGGACGGCGCGGTCGGCACCTTCACCGATCCCCTGGCCGGGATGGCGGACAACGTCCTCAAGGTGGATGCGGCCCTGCTGGCCCTGGTTGCCGGGGGGCTGCTGTATGCGCTCAACAAGACCAAGGAGTTTGAGTCTGCCACGGTCGAGCTGGTCAAGGTCATCGGCGATGAGATCGGCCGCCTTGATGAGGTCAAGAAGTTCGCCATCGATATCTCCGACACCTACGGCGAGTCATCCGCCGCCGTGCTGGCCAGCGTGGCAAATTTTAAGCAGGCCGGTTTCGGGATTTCCGAGTCCATGCTCCTCACCAAGAATGCCATGGATCTCAAGATCGCCGGAGATATCTCCGCCGCCGAGTCCAGCGAGTATCTGGTCAGCATCCTCAAGGGCTTCAAGGCCCCAGCCGAAGATGCCGCACGGGTGGTGGATGTTCTCAACGAGGTGAGCAACAAATATGCCACCGATGTCCGCCAGCTCGCCACCGGCATGGCGGAGCTTTCGCCGATCGCCTCCAAGATGGGCTTTTCTTTCGAGGAGACGGCCGGGATCCTGACCCCGGTGATCGAGGTCTTCCGCGATGGCGGCGAATCGGCCATTGCCCTCAAAACCGGCCTGCTCAAACTGATAGACGATTCCGCCCCGGTCCGCGATGCCTTGGAGCGGCTGGGCGTGTCGCAGCTCGATGTCAACGGCCACATGCGCAGCGGCAAGGACATCCTCCTCGATGTGGCCAAGGCCTTTCAAACCGCCGAACAGAACGACAAGCTCTTTCTTACCCAGCAACTGGTCGGCATCCAGCAGGCGGGAAGGATGGTCGAGGTTTTCGATGGCTTGGCTAAGTCCACAGAGGTGACCAATGTTGCCCTGGGCGCGACCGGTTCGGCGTCCGAAGAGGTGGCCGCCCGTCTGGCTTCGTCGGAGGTGTCGATCAACCGCTTCAAGGAGGGCTTCGACAACCTGGCCATCTCGATAGGCAGCCAGTTCGCCGCAGCCGCCAAAGAGGCGGTTGACGGAGGCACCAGCATCGAGAATGCCCTGCGCAAAATGGTGGATGACGGCACCTTCGAGCCGATTTTTGCCAAGCTCCGCGATTTCACCGCCGAGTTCGGCCAGTATCTGGGCGGCATCGCCGAAGCGCTGCCAGAGGCCATGCAGCATGTGGACTTCTCCGGGTTTCTCGCCGCTCTGGGCAGTCTGGGCGACACCCTGGGCGGATTTTTCGGGGATCTCGACCTGACCAAACCGGAAGACCTGGCCAAGGGCTTGCAAACGGTGGTGGATGCCGTCACCGGCCTGATCCGCATCACCGACGGCATGGCCGAGGCCTTTAAGCCGTTTTTCGACCAGATCGTGGACTTCTTGTTGAAGGTAGCGGACAGCGACGAAGAACTCCAGAAGACCATCGGCAAGATCCTCTCATTTGCCAAGCAGATCGAATCCACCAGCCTGGCGGTGGTGGTGGGTCTGGCGGCAATGCGCGAGGCGGGAGTGGCTGTCGCCCCGGTTTTCGATGTGCTGGCAGGTTCGATACAGCTGGCTTTCAACGGTATCCAGGTCTCATTCGACACCCTGATGCTCACCCTCGCCCTGGCCCGGCAAGGGTTTGCGAAATTCTGGGACACCATCACCCTCGGCCAGAGCGATGTATTCCACCAACAACTGCTTGACGCCGAGGCGGATGTGAGCAAGTGGGCGGACGCCATTGTCCGTGATGGCATGGACGCCGAGCGCGGACTCAACCGAGTCGCCGAAGGATTTTCCACCACCGGAGATTCCGCCGACGCAGCCGGCACAAAAATAGGCGGGGTCAAGGGCCAGCTGGACACCATCCCTTCCCACACACAGGCCGAGGTGGAATTTTACCTCTCCGGCCAGGACAAGCTGGCCTCGGCCCACAAGGCCATCACCGATCTGCCCGGGCAAAAAAATGTCGAGATCACCACCTCCGACCTCGACAGCATGCGCACCACCCTGGCCGCCTTCGGCATCGATATCGCCAATATCCCCGAGGAAAAGCTGGTGGCCCTCAAGGCGATCACCGACGATGCCTCCTACAACGCCGCGGTGGAACAACTTGCCCTTGATTTTCCCACCGAGAAGTCAATCGCTCTACGGGCCTCCATCGACCAGGATTCAATGACAGAGGCTCAAGGGGAACTCAACGCGTTCGCCGATCTGGGCATCACCGTTACCGTGGATGATTCCGGCCTGGTCACCATCACCAATGAGCTGGCAGGAACCAAGGATCTGAATATCACCGCCAAGGTGGACAAGACCAAGGCGGAATCAGACGTTAAAAAAATGGCCGATGCCGCCAAGGAGCTGGAAAAATCCGTGGAGTGGCGGGCCAAGCTGGATATAGCCGAGGTCGAGGCCAACGCCAAAATATTGGCCGCCACCCTCTCCACCCTCGGCAGCACCTTCGACGCCTCCACCAGCCATGCCTCAGCCATGATGAAGGAATGGTCCGATGCCCAAGGAAAATCCGGGGATATCTGGTCCAGCGATGTGTACAAATCCAATCAGCTCACCGACATGATGGAGAGCGAGGAGCTCAACCGGCAGTCCATGCTCTCCCAGCAACGCGATCTCACCGCCGCCGAGATCGACTACATGCGTGCCCGCACCACCGCCCTGGCCCAGGGCGATGCCCTGATCAAGATCGACGGCTCCGGCCTGGCCCCGCATCTGGAGGCGATCATGTGGGACGTGCTGGCCGCGATCCAGGTCCGCGCCAATGAAGATGGGCAGTCCATGCTGCTCGGCTTGAGCTAAGGAGTCCCCATGCGTATCGGTATTTCCACCCCGGTTTTCGACCTGGACGGCGCCCGGCTCATCCGCGTTACCCCCCAGTCCGTCCCGTCTCTGTTCAGCGGCTCCCGCAGGGTATCGTCCACCGCCACCCTGGACGGCGGCGCCCTGCTCTATGATACCGGCTATGCGGTGGCGGACAGGCGCCACACCATCGAGGCGGCGGAGCACGACGTGCACGCCACGGCGGCCTGGTTCGCCATGCTGGTGAAAACCTACAACCTGATCAGGGTGGTCACCGACGAAGGGGTTTTCCTCGCCGCCCCGAGCAAGTGGTCGATGAAAAACAACGCCCCCACCCTGGATCTGCTTTTCGCCGAGCAGCTCGCTTAACCGAGGAAAAGTGCTGAGTGCGAAAAAAGTGCTGAGTGCTGAGTAAAAGAAAAGTACCTCGTACTCGGCACTCAGCACTCGGAACTCAGCACTAAAAAAGAAAGGAGAAACACCATGCCCGTAACCATCGCCCAATATTATCAGGCCGGATTGTACCGCAACGACGGCACCATCAATCTGCTCAACCCGGCCATCACCATGGCCCTGGTCAGCAAGGACTATACCCCGGATCTCGACCTGCATACCATCTGGGCCGATGTGTCCGCCAACGAGGTGGCCGCCGGAGATGGCTACACCACCGGCGGAGTGGCCCTCACCACTCTCGGCCTGGCCCGTACCGGCCCGCTCACCACCTGGGACGCCGATGACATCACATGGGCGACTCTGACTAAAATTTTCAAATATGGGGTCATCTATCTCAACGACACGGTCGGAGCCGTGGTCAAGCCCCTGATCGCCGTGGTGGACTTTGACAACAGCTCGGGCACCGCCGAAGTGACCTCCGGCGGCATCGATTTCCAGTTCATCATCGGCGCGGATGGACTGTTTGTCTTTGGCCCGGATACCGCAATCTGCGCATTATAAGGTGAGGCGATGCCAAGCAATCTCAGCAGCATGATAGCCGACCGGGTGGCGGAAACCACCACCACAACAGGCACCGGCACCGTTACCCTGGCCGGGGCAAAACCTGGATACAGGTCTTTTTCCGATGCCTGGGGCGGCGTCAGCGCCGAGGTGTATTACTGCATCACCGACGGCACCGATTTTGAGGTGGGGATGGGGACTTTCACCAACGCCATCGACGAACTCACCCGCGCGACCGTGCTTTCCTCATCCAACTGGGGAAGCCTGGTAGACTGGACGGCCGGGGCCAAGGATATTTTCTGCACCCTCCCCGCCGGGGTAGCAGGAAAGGCCACCGAGACATTCGAGGAGGCAATCACCGTCACCGTCGGCACTGCCGCTAATTTTTCATCCATCGGAGAGGCTATTGCCTATCTGAGCCACCTCCAGCCCGCCTATGACCATGGCGGCATCCCGGCGACCATCGAGTTGCAGACCGGTTTTGTCATGGCCGAGCAGATTGCCGTTTCAGGCATTGACCTGGGCTGGATCACTATTACCAGTGTTGATCCCGAGGTGGAGATTGACGAGACCGCAATCACCGCAGTGTTTTTTGGCTTGACTGCACTGATTTCAGTAAGCAGTGGCACCGGCCCTAATATCGCTTGTCTTTTTGCCAATGCTACCGGAACTGCGATTAACACCGGGATTGCCGTGATCAACGGCAGTATCCTGATCGCCCCAGGCTGCGGAGTACCGGGCTGCGCCGGGTCTGGACTCTATGTCGAGGGAACAAGCCGGGTCATGGCCAACGACTCGGTATTTAGCGGCGGAGGTATCGGTATTGAGGTCTCTGGACCATCCTTTGTTTCCGCGGACCGCGCTGATTGTTCCGGCTCTTCATACGGCATTACTGCCACCGGACCTGCTCAAGTGTCAGCCGGTAACGCGACCCTGGACGACTGCTCGATCTCGGCCTGCCACGCCGAAATTTCGGCACAGGTTGACATCAACGGAGCCACTGCCATAGGCGCTGGCGGCGATGCCGTGACCGCATCCGAGGGTGCCAGGATCAGCGCCGTCGGTGCCGTCCTTACCGGCGCCACCGGCACCGCCGTAGTGGTAAGCTCCGGCGGGATTGTCGTTGCCAACGGCACAGGTACCGTCACCCTGTCGCAAACCGAAAATACCATCACCGCAGCCGGCATCATTTTCCGCGAGGTCGTGTAGGTGCTCGGTCTCCATCCTATATCCGGGGAGCCCGTCTCCTCACTGGGGGGAGACGCCGCTCTTTCCTTGGGGCTCACAGCCGCGGCAAGATTGCCCTGGCTGGCAGGCAGTCCTGCAACAAACCTTCCCATCCAAATCACCACCCCGACCGCTCGGGCGCCATGGCTGGCAGGCAGTCAATCTGCTGCCCTCTCCGCCACCTCATCTATCCCGGCGCTCAGCGGCTGGATATCCGGAGAGCCATCATTCGCACATGGCGGCGCCCTCTTATCCGCCCCGGATATCCTCGGCTGGCGGTACGGCTCCCCATCATGGGCCTGGCGGATGGCCCCGAACCGCCCCCGCCAGGAAATCCACATCTGCATCCTCACCGGAGGCCATGTGGGCCTGTCGGACATCGAGCTTCCCATCTCCTCCTGGCAGGCCCGGCTCAGAAACGGGGATCCGACCTATGTCTCGGCCATCGTCCCAAACGCCCTGGCCTATGCGGAGGCGATCATCGCCCGCACCGGCGGGCAGCTCAAGATATACAAGGGCTATCAATTTATCGATCTGCAAGGAGGCAGGTTCCTTGCCCTGGTGGCGGAGACCGGGCTTACAAGTATCCGGCACGACACCGGCCCCAGATCCAGCTCCGTCACTCTGGTCGGTTACGCCAACATCACCAACGCAGCCCCGAAAACCGTGGCCTACGATGCTCTGACCTACGGGTCGCTGCAGGCGGATGGCAAACGCCGGTGGCGGACCGGCCTCAAACTCAACATCGCCGAGGCCATGGCGGGAGACACCTGGACGTTTATCGCTAAGCCGGGAGACACCGTGACCTACCAGGAAGAATCCATGGTGGTAGGGTTCATCTCCCTTGCCGTTTCCGACACGTTTGAGCTGGTCGAGCTGGTGGAGGCCTGAGCGATGGGCAAAGCGCAGATAATGGCCAGCCTTGGCGAAGGGCTGTACCAGGCCAGGATTACCTACAATACCACCCTTCCGGCCGTTAGAAAGGCCGCGCTTGAGGCCTGCAAGCCTGCTCTTGAGCAGCAGCTTGCCGCTGCGACAACAGCCCGGCAGACGGCAGAGACGGATGTTGTCGCAGCGCAGGCAGAACTGAACCTGCTCATCGAGCAACTGGCGGCCGCCACCCCGGAGGAGGCCCCGGCCATCCGCGATGCCATCGTGGAAAAACAGGCGGCTGCCAAAATACCCGGCGAGATCCTGGGAGCCGCCCGCCGGAAAGAATCCAGTCTCACCCTGGCCCTGGTCCAGGTGGATATGGAGATTGTCCGCCTCGATGCGGTGCTGGCGACTGAAGACACCAGGAATATCTGGTGCGCCGATTATTCCAACACCCTCACCGGCCAGGTGGACACCATCGAGATCAACGGCGAGCCCGGCCAGATTCTAATAGCTCCGGGAGGCTCAGGAGAGGCCTCTGCCCTGCTAACCGGGGCCGAGGCCATGAGCACCGCCAACTGGGCCAGAAACTTCGCCTTGCACCCCTATTGGCAGAAATGGAAGCCCACCTACCGCACCGGACTAATCCTCTCCATCTCGGGAGATACCTGCACAGTATCCCTGGATCCGGCCGAGAGCAGCTACCAGGCTCTGGATATCAACCAGCAAGCTATTCTCGGCGGCGTGCCGATCCAGTACCTGGAGTGCAACGGCCTGGCCTTCGAGGTCGGCGATGGGGTGGTGGTCCGGTTTACAGGCCAAAACTGGAGCAGCCCGGTGGTGGTCGGATTCGCGCACAACCCGGAAGTGTGTTGCCCTGATATCCTCTCAATCCAGTACACCACGTTCAACATGTTTCTGGGAGAAGCACAGGAACTTTCGCTGGCCGAAGACACGAGTCATTCCTGCCCGGTATACTGGTCGATCTTCCAATACCCGCAACCGGCGGACTGGGCAAACCCGACCCCCGCCGAACTGATCGCCGCTGCAACCGGTGACGGGACCCGTGGCACCCTGACCAACCTGGACGGCTCCCCGCTTAATGCTTCGACCCCGGTAGTGCTCTATACCGCGCCTAGTGCCTGGATCAGCTGCGATGCGTCTCAGGCAACGGTCCAGGCCCACGGGTTCGGCCAAACTGACGAAATGACGATGCATGTGAGCGATGCAGTCAACGCGACTGGTGCCGTCCAATGGAGTATTGGCGCTGGTTTTACCGCTCAATATGGATTTGGTAGTTTAGGAGGCCCACCATGCCCCGGGTATACCTGTTACGTTTATGGAAATATCTACAATCATCGTATTTATTGTTCTTCCGGCGAGCAATGGGAACAATACTCCCCCGGCGGCGGTGCCGCCTTCTATTTGCCCGGTTATTGCGCCTCGCAATGTATCTTAGGTACCTCAGTTGACCCCAGCACTCCCGGTATTCCATCGTCTGCATGGCAGTCTTTTCCTGGCGCTTTGCAAATGAATCCCCCGAATGATCCGATGGACCCCCCCTCGGTTACATGCTGTATGGTGCCAGAATAGATGCTTGCCTCCGCCCGCACATATTGGCAAAAAGCATACCCGGGCCAGCCTTGCAACATCACCCAGGCCATGCGGGAATACGCCGCCTCAATTTTCGCCTCACCCCTGCCGAGAAAAACCGGGACTCAGTATGGCAAAACACAGGACGCCCCCCTGAAAAAATGCCGGTGCGGTGCGTTCATGCACATAACCGAATCAGACAGGCAGGATTACGAGTCCATGCTTGTTTGTGCGGAGTGTGGGGAACGGGAATACTCGGATTTATCCGTGGCGGATT